GAAGTAATCCCAGTTTAATTTCAACATTTTAATAGAACCATATTTATATACATACAAAATGTAAATATATTAATATGTCAACAGAATTCGAATTATTTAAAGGAAAGAATCTAAGTTCTCTATTTGAGGATATCTATAATAACCAATTATCAAAAAAAGCAAAGATATCAGCTTTAATAGAAGAACTTAAAAAGATGATTAAGCATGCTGGGGATGTTGCAAGTGTAGGACCAATATTATCTTCACTAATTGATAGTTCGGTAAAGAACGATGACCAATTGGTTAAGTTAGCAACAATTGCAACTAAAATTATAGCATCTGAAAAGAAAACCGAAGGACAGGATGGTTTCTTAACTGAATTTGAAAAAAATCAATTACTTAGAGAGTTGGAAGAAACTAAACAGGAGGTAGAGAGGGTAGATGATTTAGAATTTGAATTGGAAGATTTAAAAAAGAAAATGAAATAAGATGCCTACAGTAACTAATTTTATAGGGACGAACTCAGAAAACAAAGATGCAACATTAGGTGTAGTTTATAGTGTAATATTAGATAGTACACACCCTAAATATAAAGATGCTGGGGACATTGGTGGTATAACATATAGAATGGTATCACCAACAGATAAAACAGCAACTCTATTAGATACACAATTACCTGTTGCATACCCATTTGAAAAGAATTTTATAGATTTGCCATTAAGAAACGAAAAAGTTTCAATATATAATGATGGGTCAAACATAACATATAAAAGGATAGATACGGATGTATCTGGTAATAAAAATTTAAGTAGTGCTTATAATACTATTTCTCAAAAATTTGCCAAAAAAACCCAAGCAGCTCAAGAAGTTAATCAGCAAAATAAAGCAGACCAATATGCAAAAATAGAAGCAACAAACATGCCAAGAAGTAATTCTGAAAATGAATCATCTAAAGTTACGGATGGATATGGTAGTTATTTTTTTCCATCTAATATACATAGATTATCACTTAATGAAGGAGATACTCTAATAGAATCTAGATTCGGACAGAGTATCAGATTTTCAGCTTACAATAATCCTAATAGAGTATTTTCTCCAAATATAATAATCAGAAATAGTGAATCACCATTAACACAAATAACCCCATCTACATCTGGTAGTATAAATGAAGATATAAATAGAGATGGTTCATCGATAGTATTGAGTTCTGGTGATTATATATTACCTTTTATTCCCGGTACTATAAATGAAAAAGGAGCTACTGATTTTCAAACACAACCAAAATCATTTAAACCATATCCTGAAAAACTAAAGGGTGACCAAGCTTTAATAAACTCTGGTAGAATTATATTATCTGCAAAAAATGCGGAAATGATGTTCTATGCAAAAGGTAATGTTGGGTTTATATCAGATGGACAGTTTTCAATTGATACAAGACTTGGTATGAATGTTAGTGTAAATGATAACATAAGTTTTGTTACAAATAATAGAGATTTTCAAATATTTGCTGGAAATGGTTCTGTTTTCTTAGGTAGTAAAGATTTAGAGCCTATGGTTAAGGGACAGAAGTTAGTTGAAATCCTAAGTGAATTAATACAAGCTATTGGAGAGATGCAATTCTTAACACCATCAGGACCAACGGCAATAGGACCTAAAAATAAACCTGAGTTTGGAAAGATACATTCAAAGTTAAATGATATACTTAGTAAATTAAATCAAACTGCATAATGATAGATAATACAGAAAAAAGAGCCGAAGCTGGTAAAGCAGCCCAAGCAGGAAAAGCAGCAGCAAAGGGAGCTGCAAATGCCGCTGAAGGTCAAGCTAAGGCGGCAGCTGGAAAATTAGCATCAGCCTTTTCAGATTTAAAGGGAGATGCGGCCGCATTATTAAAAGGATTAAAAGATTCATTAGGAATCCCCAATATTCCTAAAATTCCAAAAATTCCGGCATTTAAAGAACTTAAAAAGTTTAAACCAAAAACTCCACCCGAGCCAAAAGCATTTCAAAAAGAAGAAAAGAAATTTGAATATGCAAAAGCTGCTCCAATAACAACACCAGCACCTAAACCACCAGTAGACCCTAGAGCTAATTTTGTAGAAGAATACAAAGGTTATAAAATATACTTAAGAGCTAACCTACCAAACTTTTATATGGAATCTAGATTAAATGATGGACCAGTTACATTTACAGGACCTGAAAGTCGTAGTGCAACTAAAGATGAATTGCTTGCATATCAAAAAAAAGTAATAGATGAAGCTACATCACGCTAAAATATTTGAATAATGTCTTGGGAAACGTTCAAACAAAATATATTAAGAGTAGCAAATAGTCCAGAAGGAATTGCTGATATAAATGTTGTTGCAGAATCGTATGCCAAAGAATATGATGCAGCTGTAAAGAGAGGATTTGATAGACAACATAAAATACCATTAGTAAGTGGAAATGTAGAAATGATGAAACAATTATTTATTTCTGCTTTACAAAAAGGTGTTAATTCACCTACACCATACGATTTAGTTGGAGAAATGGGAGCTGGAGTTAAAGCATATTGGTCTGGGGCAACAATGGCAACTGCACCATTACCAATAACCCCAGCTATACAAGCAACTGTAAATTTAAGTGTAACTCAAAATATAGTTACAAATCCTGGCATTTGGCAGAAACCAATATCAGGACCATCAGTAATTTCGGAAGAATTAACTCCTGAACAAAGAATTGAATATCAGGAATCTTTAGAGGAAGCAATTGAAAAATACATAGAATTTACAGCACAAAATGAATTATTAAAAGCAGAAACTATATCTGATACTATAAATAAATTTACAGCAATATTAGATAAAAATAAAGATTATAATACCGAAGTACCAATTCAAAATGCAATATTAGGTATAGTTCCTGGTCAACCTATAACAGCCAACGTACCTGTACCAGCTACTCCAGCTACACCAACTACAACAACTACTAAAGTAGAACCTAAAGTTGATTTAGGATATTTTGAATTAGATTCTTCACAACCACTAACATCTACACCGTCTACTCCATCTACTGACAAAGCCGCAGTACCAGAAATAATTTCAGCAGAGAAATCGAATATTATTGATACGAAAGAAAAAGTTGATTTAGGATATTTTGAATTAGATTCTGGACAATCTATAAATGTATCCGTATCAGATGATGAATTTGGTGAAATTAAATTTAATCAAGGTAAACCATTTGTGTCTGGATTTAAAATAGGAGGTGGTGGTGGACCTGGCGGTGGTGCTCCTTATGTAAAATTTAATAATTTTGCAGGTGATGCTACTATTGGAGGAAGGGCAGTTCAGATTGCAGTATATGATGCAGGTCAAGATGTAATAGAAAATCCAAATGATACTGGACATCCTAGAATTCTACAAATACAAACGTTAGGTGGTGCAAAAATTGGAGGTGGAACTGGATGGGCGTGGTGTGGAGCTACTGTAGGTACTTGGTGGACTGAAGCAGAGGGTAAAAATAATTTAGATGATTCTAGTATTCTTAAAACCCATCCAAATCCAGCGTCTGTTCCAGTGTGGGTTGACTGGGCTATTAAAACTGGTAGATATGTGGATATGAAAAATCCAGAAAATGCTAAGTTTATACCAAAAGCAGGAGATGGGATAATTTATGATTGGGATGGTACTAATGGTGCATCAAACCATATAGGAATGTTTTGGAAAATTGATGGTGGAAAATGGTGGGGTATTGATGGAAACAAAGGAGCTAAAGGTAAAGCTAGAATATCAGCTCATTGTATTAAAGATATGGCAGCAGTACAGGGGGTAGTAAGAATTTAATAATATGGCAGCAATAAATCCAACAAATAACACAGGTTTAATTGTAGATGAATTTATATCATACGCAACTAATCATTTAAATAGTGTAGAAGGTATTATATCTACAGTATCTTTATATGCAGCAGGACCTCCACCATCACCGGTTCAAGTGCCAGGACCTGGTATTATAAATTGGAAAGGATATTTTATAGACCCATCAACTAGAAGTACCATTGTTACGGAAGATGATTTTGTACCAAAAGAAAATGCGGATGAGCAAGAATCGGTAAAAACAACAAAAGAAGAAAGTATTCCAAATGGAACTACTGAAGAACAAATTGATTTAAAATACTTTGAATTAGATTCTGGACAATCTATAAATGTATCCGTATCAGATGATGAATTTAGTGAAATAAAATTTAATCAAGGTAAACCATTCGTAAGCGGATTTAGAGCAGGTGGTGGTGGTGGATTTAGTAGTAGTGGTGGTGGTATTACAAATGTAGATTTAGGTGCATTGGATTTAAGTGCTGATTGGATTACATTGGCAGCTAAATTTATTGCTAAAAATGAAGGTTTTGCAAAAGCGGCATTAAATGATGAAGGTACTCCAAGATTAGGATTTGGTTCGGATAAAATATTAGACCCATCAACTGGAACAATACGAGATGTTAAATATGGAGATACGACAACAGTTGAGGCTGCATTAAAAGTATTACAATATGAAGTTTCTGTATCATATAAAGCAAGATTTGTTGGTAGTGGTAATTCAAAAATATCTCAAGCTGATTTTGATGCTCTTAATAATAAACAAAAAGCAGCGTGTTTAAGCTTTGTTTATAATTGTGGAAGTTTTGCAAACTATCCAAACATTCCTGCAGCAATTAAAGCTAAAGATTATGCCAAAGCAGCAACTGGTTTGTTGAATGGTCCAACAAGAGGTGCCAAAACCGGTCAATTATATGAAGGCTTAGTTAGAAGAAGAAAAGAGGAAGCAACTTTATTTTCTACATAATTTTCAAAAATAACAATTCAAATATTTATAAACATAACAAATAATAAAGTATGAATACGGACAAATTATTAAAAGCCATTCAGATTCTTATTAAAGAGGAGCTCAAAGAGCAATTACCTATTTTAATTAAGGAAGGTGTGAAGGCCGAAATGAAAAAGATGTTAGCAGAGGGTAAACAACCTGCTAAACCAAAAACTACTGGATTATCGATGGCTAAAGCTATGTTAGATGATGAACTTATTGAAGAATCAGTATCTACAAAAGTAGTACCACAAAAACAATACAGTAAAAACCCAATGATTAATCAAATCCTCAATGAAACAAGAGGTGGTATTCCACAAGGAGATGGTGGGTTTAGAACAATGAACTTTGGACAAGGTGATATGGGTTCTATTGTAGGTAAAACAGCAATTGCTGAAAAAATGGGTTATGGTGATTTAGCGAAAGGACCTTCTCCAACTGGATTGGGTGTAAATACTGGAGTAGCTGAATTGGATAAGGCTTTTAACAGAGATTATTCAGAACTCGTAAAAAGATTTAAGAAGTAATGGCAATTATATTAGGAAAAAAACCTATAATAGAAACAAAGGAATATGAGGATTATGCAGTTGGATTATCTTTACCAATTCAAATAAGTAATGTTGCCTTTAAACAAAATTATACGGAAATAGAACAACTTAAAACTAATATAAAAAATCTATTATTAACTAAAAGAGGAGAACGTTTGATGAATCCTTTGTTTGGTACAGGTGTAGAAACTGTATTATTTGAACCAATTACGGAAGAATTCGAAGAAAAGGTTCAAGATATAATAACAAACTCTGTTGAAAAATATATACCAAATGTAAGTATTGAAGAAATAAATGTTGATATGAGTAATGAAAATAAAGATAAAAATTTGATAAACATATCATTGAAATTTAGAAGTAGAAGTACTGGTAATTCTGGTTTGGTATCATTTAACGTAGCACAAATAGCACCATAATATGAGTTTAACACCATCAAATAACAATTTTACAAATAGAGGAAAAGATATAAAATATCTTAATAAAGACTTTTCAGCCTTTAGAGATAACTTAATTGAGTTTTCAAAAACATATTTTCCAAAAACAAATACTGATTTTACGGAAGCTTCTCCTGGTATGATGTTTATTGAAATGGCATCTTATATAGGTGATGTACTATCATACTATATAGATGATACATTTAAAGAATCATTAATAACAACAGCTGAAGATTTAGAAAATGTAGTTGCATTGGCTCATGCTTTAGGATATAAACCAAAAGTTACTGCACCTGCAACAACATTAATGTCTGTGTATCAGATAGTACCTGCGGTTGGTAGTGGTATATTAAATGAAATAGATACTAAATATTTACTAAGGATTAGACAAGGTATGGAAATTGAGTCTAAAGATGAATCTATTAAATTTATTACTACCGATATAATAGATTTTTCGGATACTACTGACAGAGATATTACTGTGTATCAGAGAGATGCAAATACAGGTGAACCTACTTTATATCTTGTAAAAAAATATGTTCAGGCGATATCCGCAACATCAAAAGAAGCTACTTTTGAATTTGGTTCGTATGAACCATTCCGAACTATAAATTTAAGTGATACTAATATTATAGAAGTATATGATGTAAGAGATTCTAATAATAACAAATATTATGAAGTACCTTACTTAGCACAAGAAATGGTTTTTTTAGATTATGCAAATACGGAATTAAATGACCCAGATCTTGTACAATTTAAAGATAGCGTACCATATATTTTAAAAACTTTAAAAACTCCAAGAAGATTTGTATCAAAGGTAAATCCTGATTTAAGTACTACACTTCAATTTGGAGCTGGTGACCCATCGGCATCAGATGAACAATTAATTCCAAATCTTAAAAATGTAGGACTGGGGTTACCTAACTCTATTAAAAGATTGGAAGAATCATTTGACCCAACAAATTTCTTAAAAACAAAAACATACGGAACATCTCCATCAAATACATCAATTACTGTTAAGTATTATGTAGGTGGTGGTATTTTATCAAATATAGAATCGGGTCAATTAACTAGAATAACATCTATTGTATATGATAATGATTATGGAGATTTAAATCAATCCCAAATAGCAACATATAATAGTCTAAAAAATTCAGTAGCCGTTACAAATGAAATACCGGCGTCTGGTGGTAGAGGTAGTGAAACATTAGAAGAAATTAGACAAAATGCTTTAGCAAATTTTGGTTCTCAAAATAGAGCAGTAACTACAAAGGATTATCAAGTAAGGGCTCTTTCGATGCCAACAAAATATGGTTCTGTTTCTAAATGCTATGCAACAGCTGATGGTAAGTTGGATAATAATTCACCATCATCAATATTAGCATCGCCTAAAGCTTTGCAAGAATTTACCGATTTGGTAATGGGATTTGTTAATAAACCTGATTTGGAAGAACCAACGCAAGAAACAGTATCTGCTGAAATTAGAGATTTTTTAATTGGAAAAACATCAAATGATAACGAAAAAAATAATCCATTTGCTATAAATCTTTATATGTTAGGATTGGATGGTACTGGTAGATTAACTCAAATTAATAGAGCAGTTAAAGAAAATTTAAAAACATATCTAAATGAATATAAAATTCTTACGGATGGAGTTAATTTTTCTGATGGATTTATAATAAATATAGGAGTTAATTTTGAAGTATCGTGCTATCCTAATTTTAATAAATCAGAAATAGTAGCTAAGTGTATTTTAGAATTAAAAAATTATTTCAATATTGATAAGTGGACATTTAATCAAACAATTAATCTAAGTCAATTAGAATTAATATTGGCAAATGTTGAAGGAGTATCATCAGTTCCTATGCTTGAAATTGTAAATAAATGCGGAGGGCAATATTCTACAAATTCGTATAATATAGAAGCGGCAACTAAAAATAAAGTGGTATATCCATCATTAGACCCTTCTGTTTTTGAAATTAAGTTTCCTGATTCAGACATAAAAGGGAGGGCAAAATAATGGCATACTATTTTTTAACAGCATCAAAAGACGCATCAATTTATCTACAACAACCCAATCAAAATACTGGGCTTGATGAGATATTAGAAGTAAGTAAAGTTTTTTTCGGAAACGTAAAAGATGTATCACATGCTTTACTTAAATTTGATTTAGGGTTTTTATCTCAATCATTATATAATGGTACAATTGGCATGGATGATGCTAGATTGTTGATAAAAGAATCTCAAACGGAAGAAATACCATTAGAATATACAATTTATGCAAATGCTATATCTGGAAGTTGGGAAATGGGTATTGGTACTAGGTTTGATGCAATCACTACAAAGGGTGTAAATTGGAATTATAGAGAAGGTGATACTAAAATAAATTGGTTAGAAAACGATTTTAGTGGTTCTACTACGGCTAGTATAAATGATGGTAGTGGTGGTACTTGGTACACCCAATATGGTGCATCTCAAA